AGGATAACTAGCGTTTACTGATCGCGCAACCATGTGGACGAGCTCTTCAAGAGCGCCTCCACCAAGGGGACAACCAGGACACTTAACATGATTCTTAGGCGTATAATAGCGACGTAATGGAATATTAAATTTATCAAAGCCAAGCGACGTACCCGGGATGTTACAGGCACACTTAGGCTTAAACCTTAACTTTAAAGTTCTCTGGAACAGATCTAAGTTCCAGACCGGTTCAGGCATGATCACTGATGGTGATCTCCACCTACATCTGGCCCCACGGGATCCTTTAACGGACCCGGTTGCAGGAATGACCCTGGTGAGGTAGCGGGTGGTAGATCGGGCGTGACCGATCCAGTTCCAGTATCCGGATTCTGGTCGGACACCACGCTGCCTGTAGTGGAACGTGATGCCGGGCGAAAATCCTGAGGATACATAGCGGACTGCATAGGTACAATAGTTGATGGGGTATTATACCTAACTAGCCTGAAATAGTCAACCGTAACGATGTCATTGAAACGAGAAGACCACTGTCGCTCTCCAACCACGGCAGTGAGTGGGGACCTTGTTGCCCAATCACGTATTGCCTGTGGAGCACACCAACCGACAGTTAACATCTCTTCTGTTTGCGAAAGCCTAAGCATATGCCAACCAGCGAGAGCAAAGATGTCTGCGTCCACGGCAGATGTTATCCGCGCATACACCTGTTCTGTAAATTCTGTATGTTGTTCCCACGACTCATATCGGATACCCGCACCATTGAGATAGTTAAGGAATCGGATACAAGAGGTAGCCAAATGAGATGGTTGTGCCGCCTTCGCCACGTCGTGACCCGCTCGCCAAGTGTTGCCGTATGCCACGAAGTAATCACACGTGTCAGCAGACAACTCAGGACGTTGTAAGTCATCGGTTGTAGCGAAGCAACCCATCCCCAATCTACGACCAGTAGTCGTTCTGTAGGTAGTTAGTGGATTATCCCACATGAAACTAACTGGCATATCTAAACCTTTGGCAACTAGTTTAGTTAGTGGTTCCATACCCAAGGTACCATGCATATAGGCACGTTGGAACTCCCACCAGTTGCTCCTGCGTGGCATGTAGATTAATTCATCACGCAGACCACAAGAGTCTTTCCAAGCCTCGAAGGCCCTACGTATCATTCTTGATAACCTGAGCGTTCTCGGTAAACGTATAGTTGCAGAGGGTTGGTCAGAGTATACGATGGAACTCCAACCCATACCCACTAACAGCTCGGTTGAGACACTCCAGCCACCTATTTGAGCGGTTGGATAAGCCAGCGAGAGATCCCATGTTAGTGGTACTTGATCGAGCGCATTTACAGTAGCGGCATGCCCAAACCATGGTAACCTACAGTTGGAGCCATATCCGTAAAGTACACCGATTTCTCGGGGAACGTTACGCAAGACACGACCCTCAAGCGTAGTAGTTACTTCGGGTTTAGGTGGATAGCGGACGGTTAGTAATGCCGCTAACTTATTGACACGAGACCAAGGAAAACCTGCAGCACCGATTTTCTCAAAAACGGTGGACAGGGCCCTAGCCATCGCGCAACTGCCAGTCCGTAAACTTTCGATCATACGCCAGATAGCTCTGTCTAACGGCTGCGGGGCCAAAGGCGGGCATACGCCATTAGCATTTGGTGCAACAGCCTGTCGGACGTCGTTCCAGACGTAGCGGTCGGAATCAGTGACCACGAATACAACATTACGAGCGTTGTTAGGTACTCGTACCAATGAGGCGTTTCTAACAAAAGTATATTGTTTTCGGTCCTCAGGGTGTTGTATAGTCCAGCGTTCCCAGGAACAGGACAACGGATAGTCGAGGTGGGACAAGGTCCACGCCGCTACCGCAGAGTCGCCACACATTTTGGGTGCATACAAACTTATAACCACTGTAGACGGGGAAGTAAGATCCCAAACGGCACCACCACCTACGTCAAGACGTAGGCCGTTGGTGATAGCATTTTGGTCTAGATACCTCGCAGTCACAGATACATAACGATAACCCCAGGTATTATGGAGTGCTGGTATCCAACCGACAGTAGGAGCACCTCGTATTGGGGGAGCCCATGTCTGTCCAGTCGGAGGAGTTAGCTCTGGCGTGAATTGCATATCGTACAAAGCTGCACGAAGCGCAAATGGCGTCAGATCTAAGCCGCTAACCTCTATCGCGTTAGCAGCATACGCCAGCCGAGGACACCCAGAAAGTGGAGCCAACACATTTCGAGCGTTTCTGTCGTTTAACATCGAACCGCGAGGTTCAACGCCACTAACGTACTCAGCTGAAATAGTAGCACCTAACAATGTGGGCGTCATCAGGCCGTCGCCTGCTTTATCTAACATCTCGCACCTGATACTGAGATACGAAGGTGTCAGAGCTCTTAGAGTTCTATCGGGTACGACGTCCTCTTCCGGGGCTAGAGTCGCGTTGAGACGTGGCATCGGCGGAGCTTGTACTCTTCGTGCAAGCAAACGCGATAGCCACCCCCGAACTGATGCTCTAGCTCCGCTACCATGTGAAGGAGCCACCCGAGGCATATCGATGCAAGAAGGCTGACTAACAGAACCAGGCTCCTGAAAGGAGGTACTAGGCTGTTGAAAACCTGCATTATCGACAACCTGAGGAAGCTCTTCTGGTGTATCGACGTCGTCTGAACTAATGAGACCAAGAACACTCAGAAGTGTACCAGCGTCATCAGCAAAGGTTAGGGCTCGCATGTCAGCCTGGAGGGTAGTCGTGGTGTCAAACGACCTCTCCAGCTCAAGAAGCAACGTTTGGGTATGCCTGATGGTCTGATAGAATTGACGTTCCTCGGACTCATCAATTGCACTTTCCATGGCCTCTTGAAATTGCTTGGCGAATTCACGTGAAAACACATCAACGATGTTACCATTTAAGGCATGCATCTCCTTGTTATGACGTAAGGCGTCAGCAGCTAACACTTTTGCTCCGGAACCCGGGAGCCTAGCGAGTAAATCTGGGTAATTTTGAGGAAGCTCGATCTTAACAAGGCGCACCAAAGCACAGACAGAACAACAACCCATGTCGCGCAAGCTGGCTGCGATTTTCGCAGATGAAAACAAACGTGATGTTTGTTCCAATAAATTAGCTGCAGGGGCATGAGCGGGCGCATCCGTCATATGACGATGGTCTCCCTTGCCAGATGAGTCTTCGACGAAATCCTCATTAAGGGCCGAAAAGAAGCCGACTGTATCACGCAATACACGTCGATCCGAGGCGTGCTTCTTTTCTTGTTTTTCTAATTTTCTTAAACATCGGGCTACAGCTCCGAACCATGGACGGTTACCATATGTAACAGTGGCGAAAAAGCACCTAATGCGCTTGTCGTCACGAAACATTTCTTTGGCGACCGCCATGGCCCTTACAGCCATGTGCGACGTTTTCGACCGTGTGTACTCCCGGCGGGTAATACCATCGGCACCTTTAAAAGATGTCGTTTTGGTATGTACGCGGTCTGGAGTACCAGGCTTGCTGATGTGCGTCATGCACCACTCTTCCATAGGCTCTCTTAACCTTGTATTAGCATGAGAGGCTACTTCAGTAGTAGACGACAATAACGCCCACCGAGCCGCGCGCACCGCCAACGCATCCGAATCCTCAGGAGAGGGCAAGACCGATCCAGCCTCCATGGAGACTAAGGTATCGATGTAACCGTCAACCTGGGCGGTGTAGGTGTCAATCTCATCCTGAGTCCAAGTGATACTATCACTCTCCTGAGGACTGATTGGCGTGTCGACCTCGGCTTCCAACCGCTTTTCAGGGGTTGTTTTGAAGCCACTGACAATAGCTGCACCGATCAACTTAGATTGTAATGCAGTATCGACAGTATCCTCACCGATGTTATGTGGGGGAGCGTCGAACAAATTGCGTGCCTTGGGACCGGTAATCTGGTCAGCACGTCTTACAGCATCTAATATGAGGTTATGTTGTACCATTGCTTCCAAAGTATGAGTAGATGCGTGATCATAGTCTGAGAAGTCACAACGTTCTTTGGTCTCTCCGGGTGTTAAATAAGAGACTTCCTCATCATCCACGATATAATCATCGTAGGCATCAGCACCGTGGTGCTGGGACTCTACCTCTGTTGTTATGCATCCCGAGGCTACAGGATTCGTTCTCGTTTGTAAATCACCAAGATGCACACGTGAACTTCCATACATTCCTGATGAGACCTGTTTCTTCCAAGGAGCGGCCTTACTACCCTGGAGTAGCGAATTTTCGCGTTGCTTCCTCCCACGCAAATCCGAACGTGAGTCATTTTGGCGGTGCTCGGGGCTCTTTTCCATGGACACCACACCACCGTGAATGCCATGCTGTTTATTCGAAATAAGATCAGTCCCCATAAACAGAAAAGGAGCTGAAATTTCGCTAGACAATTGTTTAGATTGCATAACTTCCACAAGACGGAGTAACTTTGTACA